AAACCTTTGACCGTACAATAGACATACGATTACCACCGTCGTCATACCATGACGTTGACATAGACGATTTGTAGGACGATATGTGGAATACATTAGAACATGTATTTTGAATACGTTCGATTTGTGCCAATGCTTTCTTATAGCTACTGAAAGGTGTATCTCGCCACACGTTTGCAGCGTCATTTATATCACATATGTTCCGGTCGATTTCTAAGGTGTAGATGTACATGTTATGTCCCTTTACGTGTCCGTTGATTAACTTTCACCTGTCATACCCTGTAGCCCTCTTAAAATGGACTACAGGGCATTTGTAATGATTACTTATCATTGACCGTCTTATTAAACTGGGAGCTTAGACTAATTTCCATATCCGCCAAAAGCTCTAAGTTAGCTTGCCAGAAGGTTTCACCTTCTTCTGTCGCTGAAAGACCCATCATTGCAATGTTGCTTTTAGCAACCCCTAAAGCTTTCAAAGCTTTATTTAAACTAACAACGTCAACTTTATCAACTACAACTTCACCTTTAGGTGCAACCCCATCTTTGACAAGCTTTTTCAAGACATTCCGAAGATGGACTTCATCCATTGTATCGATATCAAGATTACCTTTAGAAGATGCATAGAGTACAGTTTGGTTAGCCATGGTTTAAGATTCCTTTTTGTTGTGGTTTAGAAGTAACAACTTACTTAATTCATAAATGAATTATTAAGTAAGTTATTACCTTCTACTTGTCATTTCTTAGATGCGGGACACTGCGAACGCAGCTTCGATTTCATCGTCAAATGTCTCAAGACATTCACCAGTATTTCGATTCCAGAGTTCAAATGAACTTCCATCCGTAACAGATACAACGACTTCTAAGTCGTCACGGTCAGCTAGAAGCAACTCATGGTTTAACAAAGCGATTGCAGACATTTCACATTTCCTTTTCAAATTTGTTCAAGTGGTAGTAACAACTTCGTTAGTTCGTAAGAACTCACTAAGGAAGTTATTACCTACCATACTTTTTTGTCAGTTGTCAACCGACGATAAATCGTCTTACCTGAATACCTACGCTTAGATTGATAAATCAATCCAAACAACTTGATCGTCGTAGACGACTTGCTTCGGTAAATCAGCATGGGTTTGTCTCCGGTTTGGGTTTGTCGAAAGCTGCTAAATAAAGGTAACAACTTCGTTAGTTCGTAAGAACTCACTAAGGAAGTTATTACCCTTTAAGGTCTGGTGAAATGTTGTCCAGCTTCATGTGTGACATATGTGCAACAGTGTGTGCATTATGCAACGTGACTGTGGCAGCTGAGTAATGGTTAATGTTGGAAGTTTACGTAGTAAAAACAATGCATTAAGGGGGGATAGGGTAGACCTTAAAGAGGTCTAGATAACGTCTTTACAAGACGTTGCAAGAATGCAACAGACTTCGGATAACTCAAAGAGTTAAGGAATTAGTTGCAAATTTGTCACACTAAAGTGTGGGTTTTGATAGAATATCAATAATCTGTGGCAGATTTATCACACTATAAGTGTGACATTTTTGTCACCCCACCACAAAAACTCGGGCGCTCACATTTATATATAAAAGGGACATGAAATATAATTTCAAAAATACTCACTATATCATCATTGGGTAAAAATAAAAAAATAAAATAGGGAATCTCTGGAAGACCCCCCCCTTCTTTATTTTTTGCTCAATGCTATAAAATTTTTTTAGAAAAAATAACGGCCTTTATAATCATGATTTATATAAGTTATTTTTAAAATTGTGTGAGTAATGGTTAATGGTAGTTAGGAAAGTGTGTGATAATTATGTCACACTAACAGACTTATCCGCATCTTTAACAGTCTTTAACATATATTAATATTGTATATACTGTGTATTATTATTATTAACAACTTTAACATAGTATTTATAGTTATTTAAATAATATATAATATATTATATATATTATATATATTATATATATATATATATATTCCTCTTTCTGTTAAAGAGGATCGTATCACATTTAAAAAATATTTACAAGACTTAGATTAAAAATAAAAGACTTGTTTTACTCTTCGGTTTGGTCTACTCTACAAGTAGTCGGGTTTCGTCTTAATAATTAAAAGGTAATCAATTTATGAAAAACAGTACTTTAGAATTACAAGACGAACTTGACTCTTACGATGTAGATAACTCTCTTACAGCAGTTGCAGCTTGTTCTGAACTAAAAAATTTAAAATCTTATAAAGATATTATAACTCGTAAACATAATATTAGTTCTATTGCAGCAGCTAAGTTAATTTCAAATACAATATTTGAACTAAAATCTTTTATCGCATTTACTCCAGCTATGACTCGTCCTACAGAAGCTGGTGAACTTCTTCGTACAACTTATATAGAATCTTTAGAAACATTGTATTTATTTAGAGATATTTTAATTGGTATGCATCAAGACGATGAAGGTTATGAGGACGTTAATATGGTACAGATAAGAAATGACAGAGAAGAAATCACGTAGCGGCAGTAAAAATAAACAAGCAGATAGATTAGCCCCTGAAAATGATATTGATCATTTACCTAAAGAAACTAAAAAACTGTTACAAAAGAAATTATTCTACCCTAAACCTAAAACTAAAAAAGATTTAGAGGAAGAAGAATTATCTAATGAAACGCTTGTTAATTTTAATAGACTACGCATATCATTAAAAACTTATGTGAATAAAAAATCTAATGAAGATTTTCTTACGTTTGTTCGTAAGGAAGCTCCTAAACTTGTACCTGATTTTAAGATGGGTAGACATATACAAGTTCTTTGTCATAAGCTGCAGCAAGTAGTAGACGGTGAATGTAATCGATTAATGGTCTTTCTACCACCAAGATCAAGTAAATCAGTAATCTGTTCTAAACTATTTCCAGCATGGTATATTGGTCGTAATCCTTCTCATGAGATTATGTCAGTCTCTCACAGTGATCAACTAGCTTCTGACTTTGGTAGATCAGTAAGGGACATTGTAAACTCAGAAGACTTCGATAAAATGTTTCAGGGAGTTAAACTACGTTCAGATGTTAAGGCTGCGGGTAAATGGAAAACGAATAAGAATGGGTCTTACTATGCAGCTGGTGTAAGATCACAGATTGCAGGTAGGGGCGCTCACATTGCTCTTTTAGATGACGTGATGTCAGAAGAAGATGCAATTAGTGAAAACGGTAGAAAGTATATTAAAGAATGGTATCCATCTGGCTTACGAACTCGCGTAATGCCCAATGGTGCAATTATTATTATCAATACCCGATATCATTACGATGACATCTGTGGATGGCTTTTAAAGCAACAAGAAGAATTAGAAATGACAAACCAATGGGATGTTATCCGCATTCCAGCATGGCTTGATGAAGATGCAGCTGAGTTACTTAATTTACCAGTTGGATCATCATATTTTCCAGAGTGGAAACCAGATGAAGTATTAAAAGTTGACGAACAAGAAATTAAAGCATCTAATGGTAGCAGATACTGGAATGCTTTATACATGCAAGACCCACAGCCAGATGAAGGTGGGATTATTAAAAAGAAATGGTTTAAGATATGGGAGTATGAAGACCCGCCAACTTGTGATTTTATTTTACAAACTTATGATACGGCATTCAGTACTAAGTCAACAGCTGACAATAGTGTCATTCAAACATGGGGTATCTTTACATCAATGGATGAAGATGCTAACGGATACGAACAACCAACTGGTAATTTAATTTTATTATCTAATGTCTATGGTCGATATGAATATCCTGAACTTCGTAAATTAGCTCAAGAAATGTATGAAGATTATAAACCTGATGTTTGTGTAGTTGAGAAAAAAGCAAGTGGTCAATCATTGATTCAAGACATGCGAAGATCACGTATTCCAATCTTAGAGTACATGCCAGATAGAGATAAAGTTTCACGGGTTTATGCTGCATCTCCTTATTTAGAGGCAGGTAAAATATGGATACCTGATACTGAGTGGGCTGAAGCTTTGTATGATGAAGCAATTCAATTTCCCAATGCAGCACATGATGATATGGTTGACTGTATGACAATGGCAATTATTTACATGCGAGATAGTTGGAATCTAATACATCCTGACGATATTGATTACGAAGATTATGATGCTTTTGGATATAAAAAACGAAAAAGAGCTTATTGGAGAGTTTAAGTTTGTCTATTAGCTTAAATCTCTTTATACTAACTATTAAATTACTTTATTTTTTTTACTATCCATCAGGAGAATAGCAGTGGCTACAGAACGAAACCCTTTTGAAATAAATATGAAATCTACTGCAGATAATAATATTATTGAATTAGATATAGGAGAACCTACTTCTGAAGCTACATTTGAATACGATGCTAATGATGGAAGTGTAGTTGTTGACTTTTCAATTGAGGCAGGAGATAACCCATCTGTTAATTACAGTGATCCTGCAGGTTTCTATAAAAATTTAGTTAATGAACTTGATGAAGAAACCTTAGACGATATTGCAGAACAAGTTATTAATTCCTATGAAGCTGACTTAGAGTCCCGCTCTGAATGGGAAGATATGTTCACAAGTGGTTTAGATTTATTAGGTCTTAAACTTGAAGAGACTAATGAACCATTTGAAGGTGCATGTACTGCAGTTCATCCACTATTAATTGAATCTGCAGTTTCCTTCCAATCTAAAGCAAGTGCAGAGCTATTTCCTGCAGGTGGTCCAGTTAAGGCTCAAGTGTTAGGTAAAACTACACTTGAAAAGCAGGATCAAGCTAACCGTGTTCAAGAATATATGAACTATCAGTTAACTGAGCTTATGCCTGAATACTTTGATGAAATGGAGCGTATGCTTTTTCATCTTCCACTTTTCGGTTCAAGTTTTAAAAAACTGTATTATGATAATGGCATGGCTCGTCCAGTTAGTGAGTTTGTGCCTATTGATCAATTTGTGGTATCTAATTTTGCAGTTAATTTACGAAGTGCAGACAGATACACTCAAGTGCTTTATCGTAGCCCAATCCAACTTGAACGTGAGATTGCAGGTGGCATGTATGAAGCATCTGATAAGCTATTAGAAAATCCTGAAGTTCCTAATCTTTCTCCGCTTCGTACTAAGATGAACTCAGTTACAGGTGTGTCTCCAACAAGTTCTGATTTTGATGGTCAGTATACTTTGCTTGAACAGCACTGCTATTTAGATATTGAAGATTTAGAAGATGATACAAATCTTACTCTTCCTTATATTGTAACAATTGATATGGATAGCAGAGCAGTTCTTTCAATTCGTCGTAACTATGACCCTGATGATCCACAACGAAAGAAAAAATTATTCTTTACGCACTATCGTTTTGTTCCTGCATTAGGATTTTACGGTATCGGTTACATCCATATGTTAGGAAACTTAACTGCATCTGCAACATCAGCAATGCGTAGTCTACTTGATGCAGGTCAATTTGCTAACCTACCAGCTGGTTTCCGCGCTAAAGGTGTTCGTATTACTGGTGATAATGATCCTATAGCTCCCGGTGAGTTTAAAGAAGTTGAAGCAACTGGAATGGATTTATCAAAGTCAATTGTTCCATTGCCTTACAAAGAACCATCACAAACTCTTTTTGCTATGCTTCAGTTTGTAGCGTCAACTGGTCAAAAGTTTGCAGATAACACAGAACAAGTAATTAGTGATGCAGCTTCTTATGGTCCAGTAGGAACTACAATGGCATTGTTAGAAGCTTCAAGTAAGTTCTTCTCTGCAATTCATAAGCGCCTACATCATGCTCAACGTGAAGAACTTAAAATTTTAGCTCGTATTAACTATGAGTCGATGCCTGTTGATTATCCATTTAAAATGGCAGGGGATGAGATCCAAGTTTTACGTAAAGACTTTGATGGTCGTATTGATATTCTTCCTGTATCTGATCCTAATATTCCATCTTCAGCACATCGTATGATGATGGCTCAAATGGCATTACAGATGGCTCAACAAGCACCAGCAGGTATGTATAATACTGAAGAGCTACATAAAACTATTTTGAAAGCGGCTCATATTCCTAATCTAGATTTAATTATTCCATCTAAACCCCAGCCGCAACCTCTTGATCCTGTCTCTGATATTTTAGCTGCATCTAAAGGAATAGCTATCCGTGCCTTTGCAGGACAGGATCATGATGCTCATATCAAAGTTAAAATGGCTTACATGCAAGACCCTGTTAATGGAGCAAATCCGATTATGCAGCGTATTGTCCCAATTTTAGCAGCAAATATTCAAGAGCATTCCGTAATGAAATACCAAGAGCAAATGAATGGTGTAACACAACAAATGCTACAGGGTCAAGATAACGTCTCCCCACAAGTCGTAGAGCAAGCTATGATGCAAGCTGCTCAACAAGTGCTAGTTGCTAACCAGCAAGCTGCTAAAGGGCCACAGACGCCAGAAGAGCAAATGGTTATGATGGAAGGCCGACGTCTTGATATTGAAGAACGTAAACTTGAACTTCAAATGGCAAAAGATAATTCCCAAAGTATACTTAAAGATCGTCAACTTCAGTCTCAAATGGCTAAAGAAAATGCTGAAAGTATTCTTAAAAATCGTGAACTTGATATTAAAGAACGTGAACTTGCTTTGGAAGCCTACATTGAAGGTGCAACTAACTTAATGAAAGCTGAAGAAAATAATAAAGATCGTCAGCTTAAACAAATCCAAGAAGCTCTTTCAATGTTAAGTGAATTAGCTCAACAGGATAAAACAATTGATTTGCAAAAAGGCATGGCAGTCTTTAAACTAATGGAAGATGAACTTAAAGATGTTCGTAAAGCTGCATTAACAAAATAATTCTTAAAAGGAGAATAT